AATTTTGCGTTGTTAGCCATTTGGCACCTGTGGCAGCCCTTGGTTGATGATCTGCGTCCACTTGGCTGGGGGGATTAAAAGGAATAACTTAGTCGTGCATTTCCCGTTTACCGCCCCAGATATTATCCCTCGATGTTCTAAACCCATGACCTTATAAAGGCCGTTATAAACCGTATAGGAGCTACTGAGCTGAATCTGCTGGCCGATGTTGATATTTGGCTCGAATAGGATCTCAACGGTTAACCAAGACTCAGCTTTCTTTGGCGTGGATAAAAGACCGGTCGATGAGTCAATGACCGTTATACCCCCTACAAAGTATTCATTCGGGCTTAGGACATGAATCAGGCCATTGTCAATAAAGGCATTCTTGCCTGTCTCTTGCTGCAGAAGCGGCCAGGTTGGTCCGAATAATGTCCTTCCCCGTGGATAACTTCCAGTAACCGGAGCTATATATCCCACCCCAACATTTGAGTCAGCATTCGTGAGATTCGTCAAAAGGTTATTGACGACCGTCTGCTTAGGCTGATTTCCCTGCAACGTGGTATTCGAGAAGGCCGTGACCATCGTAAACATGTCATTTCCCATGATCTCTGTGATGTAGTCGACACGCCCGGACTCACGCCAAGAGTAGGCCTGATAGCACTTGCCTTTAAAGATAAAGGATAGAGGAGCATTCCCGTATCCAGCTGCTAATGTCAAAGAGCGACTTGTGTTCCAATCGTACCGGTCCCTATAAATCGCCTGCCGTGTGTCCGGACTCAAGTTGTAAATCCTAAACGTCCCGGTGTTGGTTGAGCTGCACGGCTGCCGTACAATGTTGAATTCCAGCGTCAAAGGATAATTGATCTGTTGAATTTGTCCGTCTTGACGCTGTATACATAGCTGATAATTTCTTCCCCATTTAACTGACATTCTTTCAGTTTCCCCACGCTATAAAACCTGGCATTAAAGCGTTGTAGCCTGGATTCAATCTTGACTCGACATCGGCAATATCATCCTGATCTAACAAATAAAGAGATGCCCTTACGTTGCTGAAATCATTAATAAATAAATTCTCATATCCGTCTACCGTGTCACATCCTAAGCTAAAAGGAATGACCCGGTTAAATTCCCTCAAGATGTTTGGGTTAACTACCAGGCGCATGTTATTGATGACAAAATTCCCATAAGTTAACCCGAAGAACCAGCCCTGATTGTTGTCCATGTATGTCAAATAAAAATCTTTTATAATCGTATTGTCAGGCAGGATCAGGTTCATCTGCTGGCTTGGCTGCGCTGTTATGTTGTTAATGAGCGTCATGGTACAAGGCTCGGCGTTAAAGGTTGCAATGGCAATGTCTGAAAAATAGGATTGTTGCTTGGAAAAATGTTTCCCGTGGTGACAGGCACGGCGGGATTCGTATCTGGCTCTGCAGTCAGACCGGAGGTTTGACCTGACAGGACCGTTGGGCTGACCATGTCAGTTATCCTTCCAGAGTTATAATCATTCGGAGTATTGTTGGTGGTATCACTGCTTATTTGCGGCTGAGGAGGCAGCGTCGTGCCAGGGCTTGGGGCAGGAGGTGTCTGAGTTGAGTCAGAGCTTGTCTGCACTCCGGTTCCGTCTGGATTAGGGCTTTGAGCTGTGGGAGCTACGGCAGTGCTCACAACCTGGATCTGTTTAAACGTCACGGTAAAACGGCTCATAAACCGGCTGTCACCAGGCTGCAGCGCACGGAAGCTCTCAATGATATAATTCGTCAAAAGACCGTATGGTGTTTGGATTGTCACCAACTGCCGGTTATTGCGCATGTTTAAAAAGAAATTGCAAGCGGCCTGCTGATTGGTCTGAACTGTCCCGAGATCGCTGATCAGTGAAAAAAGGCTCTGGAGATTACTGATAACGCTAGCTGATTGTGCATTGCTCTCGGCAATATCTGAATACACCTGACCATCTTGAACATTAAAGACAGGGACGATATCTGTTAAAGGGGCAAGAGCTAGAATTGTGTTGATGATCGGATTGGTGCCGGCACCGATGATATTTATTAATTCTCCCTCGAATCCCTTCAACGTGAATCGAATAGGTTTTAACGCGACGTGATCTTGAATGGCGTAATTTTGCTCAACAAAGTGATCTGTCGTATCGCTATCTACAATGAACTCCTCATCGTCGATGATGTGAAAGACAAAGCCCGAAACGCCAGGAGGCGCACCGTTAGGAGAGACAATAAACCCGTTGACCACGCTGCCAATCAGATTAGCAGTGGACTGAATGGATGAAGCTAAGGATGAATTAAGATTTAAGTTAATTGTGCCCATCTTTTAATAATTCGCTAACGGGTTCTGATCACTGGCTGTCTGTAATTTCTCCTGGTACCAGTTATCGTATGCCCTCATGTTATTCTCAGCTGAGTCACCGTTGATCGTGACGTTGTTGTGCATGGTAATGTCACGGCTGTTGTCGGTACCACCTAGTAACGCGCCAGCGATTGCGCCGGTACCTGCGGCTGTCATAGCTGCAACTGCCCATCCTGCTGTTAAAGGATTAGCCATTGCTGTGGCAATTGTGGCTGCAGCAATCACTATAGCCTTGATTGCCATCACTGACATAATCCCTGCAATTATCCCTAACACAGCTGATAAAATGCGAGAGTTGTCTAAAAACTTAATCATGGCATCTAACCCTTTTAACATGTTCCCTACAAAGGAATTCTCGAGGATGGCACCCATGTCATTTAACAATATTTTAAAATCATAGCCGGTCTGTTTAATTTGTTTCCAAAACTCTTTCATTGAATCAAGGCTTTTTTGAGATGATGTATATGATGTGTCTATGGTATCCAACATCGGAATGAGTTGGACAAGTTCTTCAGGAAGGCCGAATTTTGAGAGCATCCACTTTTGCTCAGGAATTGACATTCCCTTTAACTTATCGCTTATAGCCGTAATTATCGAAAATGTATCTTTGGTTTTAGTTGGGTCAATACCAAAAGCTGCAAAGAATGCTCCTCCCTCACCAGTTCTTACTAAGTTTTCAATGCGATCTTGCAAAGCATTGACAGTGCTCGCCATTACCCCTGTTGATAAACCGGCCTTCTGAGCAGCTAAATCCCAGGCTTGAAGTTCTTGAGAAGATAATCCAGTTAAGGCTTGAAAATTATTTAACACGAGAGAAGTCTTGCTGGCAGCATCCATTATATTTTTAATACCATCTAATACTCCAGCAAGTCCTGAAACCGCAATAATGCTTGAAAGGTTTAAATCTCCTATATCATGAATAAAATCACGGAGCTTTGTTGTGTCAGCTTTAAATATTAAGCCTACGACTAATTCACCGATTTCCATCTTTCATCTCCGCTGCTATTTGATAAGCCATTGCTTCATAATCGCCTATAAATTTTTCATATTCAAGCGCTGTAATAACGTCTTCTGTTTGTTCTTTTAAAACTTCGCCTGGCTTGCATCCCCATATTTTTGCCAATTTTATTTTAATTAAAATCTTTTGTGGGGCTGTTATTTTTGTTTTTGGAATTCCTTTATTTTGCTTTCTAAACCCGAGAACGCTGAGATAAGGCTTACGAAAAAAGGGGTTAGATTATACTCCAATACTTCTTTTAGGACTGGGAGATAATCACACCTCGCTTTCTCGTCCTCAAAGACATCATTGTTAATGAGCTTGACCTTGTTATAAGTAGTCCTAGCTAGGCATGGCTTGAGCGCATTTTTGATAGTTGGTGATAGTTTTGCTCTGGTAAAAAGGTTCTTGAGGACATTAACGTGGTCATCCTTGCTTGTCACGTTGATGCTCTCGACTTCTTTAAGTACCGCGTCTAACAGTGCATCTGCTTCCTCAAATGAGGCCATCGTGATGTCCAGCTCGGCCCCTGAGCTCAATGTGATAATTTTACCCATTGCCTTATTCTCCTTATTCGATTGATCTGTTGATGGTCACAAATCGAATATTCCAGATCACCACAGCCTGCTTGGTTTCGCCACTCTGGTTTTCCAACACCTCTGGTTGTTTCTTGAATGAACCGCCCTGGCCTAAATAGACGATTGTTGTCGGTGCATCCCCACTGCCATCACCAAGGAACTTGTCAAATTCTAAGGTCATTAATGGGAATGTCGCTGGGCTATTGTTATACGCGGATAACAAGGCATTTAAGAATTTGTCATCAGCGCACCCTGCTAACAGGCGCATTTCCAGCTCGCCGTTTAAGCCCTTGGGCATGTAGGCAATGATTGAGTTGCCGTCCTTACCCGTGGACTGATTTGACAGGTCGTTGGGGAAGGTTATCTTAGCGTTGTCCTCGTCGGCAAATCCTGTGATGAGGCGACCGTTTATCTTGATAGCATCAGCGGACGTAACATTGATCATGTTTTTATCTCCCTTTTAATTTTTTATATTTCTTTTATGGTACAACGTTTACGACCATGCCAACCTGATGAACGGCCCCTGCCTCAAGCCCTGCAACTTGAACTAACGGGCTGATACGATTCTGCCGAAGATTTGCAAGAACCTTGGCAACAGCTTGCGCATAGATATAAAATCCGTACTGCTCTATGTTGCTCAAGAAGTCCTGTTGGCTCCCAAATGTAAATGAGGAGGGCCATTCTCCCGGAGCGAGATATCCATTAGCTACTGCCCGTGTCATCACAAGACGAATTACTGATTTAATAATTGAGATGCCAGCGTCGGTATAAGGAATCTTAGTAGGGACGATGGCTAAGGCGTCAAATACCTCTACCTGTAAGGTCGTGGCTAACCAAATCAAGTTGGTGACCTCATCCATGAACTTGTTGGCACCGTTTGAAATAACTCCCGGGAAGCTCCCGCCATAATAAGCATAACAATCAACACCGGCCGCTGCGCATAAGGACAGGATTGACGGCGTAAGGGTAGGATCAGGCAAAATGCCGCTCAGTTGCTTAAGGTTCTGAGTGATGGCCGTATTCGAACCATTGTAATTAACTGACAACGCCCATGACATATAGGCAGCAGCCATTAACCGGGCATCAAGTGCTGATACGCCGTAATATAATCCACGGGCAAAATATAGAGTGGCCTGCTGAATGTTTAGTAAGGCGCCAACAAGATCAGAAGGATTATTTGTGGGAAGAGCTATGCATTGTTTTCCGGATGCCATGACCGCGGTGGCCAAGGCCACCCAGGTAGAAGGATCACCATAATTCGTGGAGATAATCCCGTTAAAATACACATAGGTTAAGCACCGAGCAATGGCCTGAGCTAAGGTTTCAGCAGCCACAGCTGAAATGGTGAGAGTTAGGCCAGTCCCCTTACCACCTGTGGTAGTG